CACTATTGGTTATTAATTAGTGAGAATAGAAAAGAAGGCAGAGTTTGGGTTTATAAAACATTTGATGAATGGCATAAAAAGAATTTTCCTTTTTATTCAGTTAGAACACTAAAAAGAATTGTTAGCGACTTACAAAAAAGAAAATTAATCATTATCAAAAGATTCAACAAAATGAATATCGACAAAACAAATTGGTACACCATTGATTACGTGGAATTTGACAAACTAGAAGTAGAAAAACTTCCGAATTATGACTACTATAATCAAATTCCAAATGAACAAAATTTAGTGGCACGTCCAGAGTGCCAAAGTGGCACGTCGATAGTGCCAAGTTGTCACCAAGCAGAGTGCCAAGTTGACACTACCAATAACCAGAGAATACACAGAGAATATATATATAGTCCTGATAATTCATTTGATGGCAGTTCAGAGGAGAAACCGAAAATGGTTGCAATGACTGATGAACATAGAATCGTCATCGATTATCTTAATCAAAAAGCAGGTACTAGATACGAATACAATTCAACTAAGACTTTAACGTTATTAAATACGTTATTTAGAAAAGGTTATTCTGTAGAGGATATCAAGAAAGTTATTGATATTAAATGCAAAGAGTGGCTACCTAAAGAAACAATGAGGATGTACTTAAGACCTCGAACGTTATTTAGTAACAAGTTTGAAGATTACTTGAATCAAGAAGTTAAACCTCAAGTAATAGAGACTAAGACTAAGAAAACTCAAAGTTATGAGGATTTCATGTTGAAAACGTATGGGGCGAAATGGAGAGCGATGGTAGATGAATCAACTTGAGATGGACAGACAACAAGATCTTGAAGAAATGATAATAACGATTGCACTTCACGATTTTGACAACATCAACAAAGTTTTCATAAAGCCTGAATGGTTTGAAAATAGATTGTTTAAAATCATCGTGACTAAGCTTCAAGATACTAGCATAAAGATTGACGGATTGATGGATTTGTACGCTAGAACTCAAGCTGAAATTAAAGATATGACATTTACTTATGACGATTTGTTGAATCTTGAAGCTAGATACTCTACAACAGAAAACTTGTCGTATTTATCTAAAGAGCTGCATCGTAACAGCTTAAGAAAAACATTGAATGAGTTAAAACAAGAACACAATTTCTTTCCAACTGTCGAATTAGAACAGACAATGTTCGATATTCTAGCAGAGATGAATAAGATTGGTGCTAGTCGAGATGAAGGTAATTTGAAAGAAGTTTTTGATTTGTTTGAATATCGACTCGAAAACGATGTGTCTCAAGGGATTAAAACTTTTTCTCAAATGGACAGTGCCTTGGGTGGAGGAATTCAGGCTGGAATGCTAATCACAATTGGTGCTAGACCTGCTGTAGGTAAGTCAGCATTTGCGATTAATCTTATTCAAAAATGTTTAGAGAGAAATAAAGGTATGCGAGTTGATTTATTCAGTTTAGAGATGCCTAAACGTGAGATTTTAGCAAGGTTTTTATCACTGAATACTAAAATTCAGTCATACTACTTCAAGAACATGAATAAGATGCTGACACCAGTCGAGAAAGAAACGGTGAGAAATGCTATTGAGTATTATCGTCATGAAGATATTCAAGTATTCGATAAAGTTTCTGATATCAATCGAATTTTAGCGATTATCAAAGAACGTGCATCAACTGCTAAGGGAAACGGCTATATCGCTGTAATTGATTATGTAGGCTTGATTAAAGTCGCAAATTCGAAGAAAGATAGACGATTGCAGATTGAAGAAATTACTAGAGAGTTGAAAGTACTAGCAAACGAGTATCAAATTCCGATTATCATTCTTTCGCAGTTGTCTAGAGGAGTTGAGAGTAGACAAGATAAGTCACCTCAATTGTCGGACTTGAGGGAGTCAGGATCCATAGAGCAAGATTCAAATGTTGTAGGATTTTTGACAAATGTTGAAACCAAAGAAAATAACGATGGCTATCAACGAATTGAATTCCAGATACGTAAGAATCGTGATGGTGAGTTGATGGACTTGAAATTCAAATTTTTCAAGAACCGAATGTTTTTTCAGGAGGTGTTTGAATGAACGCTAGGGATTATTTGAAGATTATGCAATGTGAAAGACTGGAAGAAAGTCAGGCGGTTATGCTGCCACTGGAAGAAGCAAAAAAAATTCAAAAGCAGATTAAGTCACTTCAAGTATATCTCGACAGATCGATTAAAGAAGGCAGCACGATACTGCTGGACTACATGCAGAAACTGGAAGCTGACAAAGATTTTTATATTAATTATGCTTTGGAAATAGCTAGATGTGAACGACTACTTGGGTTCAAAGTATTAGAGACTGGAGATGCTGCAATTCTAGCGCTATACGCTGCAAAAAGCAAAGATCCAGAAGGAACATTGTTTTACCAGAACTGGATTAATTTTGTTCAAGCGATAAGAGAATTAAAATTTGAAACTGAAAGGATAAATAATGAATACAGTAGCAGAGATTGGAAGATTAACTAAGGATGTAGAGTTGAAACAAACGACTGGAGGGAAAACATACGGACGATTTACATTAGCAGTAAACAGACGATACAAGAATAGCAACGGCACTTACGATGCAGATTATTTTAATTGTGTTGCGTGGGGATTGACTGCAGAGAATCTAGCAAAATTTACAAAAAAAGGTTCGTTGATTGGAGTTTCAGGAATGCTGCAAAGTCGCAGTTATGAGAAAGATGGAAATAGAATCTATGTAACTGAAATTCTTGTTGAAAGCTTTGATTTGTTAGAAAAGAAAGACAAAGGTTCTGAAGTGGTTCCAGTGTTCGAAACTGTGGATATCAAAGATGACGATTTACCGTTTTAGAGGAGAAAGAAATGAATTTTATTAAATTAACAAGTTATGAGCATAATGAACCAATTAACGTAATGATTGAAGCTATTCGTGCAGTTTATGCATTTCACTATGGAGGAACAATAGTTGAAGCAAAGAGTGGCGATAGTTATTGGGTTTTAGAGGAACCTGAAAAAGTCCGAGAAATGATTGATAATGCATTGCATGGAAACAATAAGAGTTAACAGGAGGAAGCATGTACGTAATTGTTAGAAATGGATTATTTTATAGTCGTACAAAAATTTACAAGATGATGGATATTAGAGAACATCCAAAAACTGTGTTTGTGTACGATAGATTCTTAAGAAATGCGGAATGGTTTGAGTCAAAACGTGAGGCTAATAAAGTTTGTCGAAGAGTGAATGGTCAGGAAGTGATGCAGCTTTCTGAAGCAGTTCGATAACGTGTTTTAAATAAAAAAATAGAAAGAGTGATGAGAATGAGTACAGTTACTGATAACTATGAGGAATTTAGAAAACATTTGGTAAAAGAAAATATTGAAACGATTGATCGAGTTAATTCGTTGTTTGAAAAAAAAGATATGGTGAATCATCCAGAACATTATCAAGGACTGGATGGTTTAGAAGTTGATGAGGTCATGCAGAATTTCATACCAAAATATGAAAATTCTTACGTAGGTGCAATGATTTGCAATGTGTTGAAATATATTTTAAGAGCGCCTGCTAAAGGTAAACAGTTAGAAGATTTAAAGAAAGCACAGAAAAATCTGAAATTTGCGATTAAAAAATTGGAGAAGTTAGATGAAAGTAAACAAGAAACTAAAGCGTAGTTTAGAGAAGACACCGAAATTTTCACAGACCATGAAACGATACAAGTCTAACAAGACTGTTTCTTTCTTAATGGCAGCAGTTTTAAAAGTTTTAAGAGATGAACACGGATTCGGAGCTGCACGATTGCAGAAATTCAGCACTGATGTTTTGAAACAGTTGGAAATGCAGTCTGAAGGGTACGTAACATATAAAGATATTCTGGATATGATTGCTGAAGAAACTGGTTTTGATGTACGGGAGGAAGAAGTGGATGAGTGAAGATTTTGAAAAAAATATCACGAAAAATATTTGCGAGTTACAAATAGACGGATCTATTTGGTGGCACACAAGAAGTCATAACAACGAACTAGATGTAAAAATATTCAATCAAGGTAATCAATTCACCTCAGTGGAGGCAGCAGAAAAAGAACGAGATAGGAGAAATTTACTAGCTAGAGTTAACAGATTTAGAGATGAAAAAAACGATGGTTGGATTCCTAACTGGAATAGATGGCAGGAGTTGAAATTTTGTATTTACTGGAGTAATGAAACTCTTATTGCAAGACCATGCGATACTATGCTTGGATTTAATGCGTTTGGTTATTTCAAAAATCGTGATGATTGTTTGGAAGCTATTAGATTGTTTGGTCATGAGATTTATAAATTGTATATTTAGGAGTGAAACGATTGATGTCAAGAACAGAAGAGTTAAAAAAGGAAATAAAAGAGTTAGAAGATAAAATAAAATCGTTGCAGCAAGAGCTAATTAACACTCAGAAAACCGAGTTCGATTATCCTTTTAATCACACAGACGATTGTTATCGATTAGAAATCAATGGTTGTATATTAAAAGATTGGTGGAGTCATAGCGGTTTTGACCA